GTATAACTCATTTAATTCGTTCTCCTATTATCTTCAATATATTTCTTTACTTCATATTGAGGTTCCCAACCATAACTTGTCATTGCTTCTATATTCGCTTTATTGTCAAGTCTTTCAGTATCACCAGCAATTCTTTTTTCAGTAATAATTCCAAAGTGGTCCATTATATCAGTTAACTTATTTGTAATGCCTGTTCCTATATCTATTACACCTGTCTTTTCATCAAATGCTGAAATTTGGCTTTGTCTTAATAAAGATTCAATCGCTGAACAAATATCATAGACGTGTATAAAATCTCTACTATGATTTGTATTAATATATGGCACATTATTTTTTAATATTCTAGGTATCAACATTTGTTCTCTTGCACCTGGTCCATATACAGTAGTAAATCTCATTCCTAAACTATTTGCAGAAGCAATCTGTTCCATACTATACTTACTCATTGCATAAGGATTCCGCCACGGTTCCTTAGCTGTACTTGAACTTGCATACAAGATTCTTGTATCTTTAAAATGGTCAAATATTCTTTGACTTACAATTACATTTTGTTTCCAATAGTCTGTAGGATTTTTAAAACTTTGTCTTACGCCAGAAAGGGCTGCTAGATGAATAACTACATCTACATCATAATTTAAATCACAGGTAAGTAATTCATTTGGGAATAATACATCACCTGAATTACGGTCTAAACCAATTACATTAAAACGTTTTTTTGTTAACCATACTGAAAGATTTTTACCAATAAATCCACCACTACCTGTCAATAATATGTTCATAATTTACCATTATATACTAAAAAAATTAAAATGTCAATTCTAACTCTATAATTTCTGTATTTTCAAATACCACGTACTAGTTGTTACTGCTGAACCATTTGGAAATTCTTGTGCTCTATAATCATCAATTTGACCATCAGCATTATATTGATAAGTTTGATAGTCACCTGAACCAGATAATATTGTATCTGCCATACCTGAACCTCTATTTGTTCCAGATGTATGACTATAAGCTATTTTAAAACCGTCTCCAGATTCAGCAGCAGTTTTTTTCATCCATTCCTTTAAATATGTTCCAAAAGTTGTTTCATTATAAGTTTGTAAATCATTATCTGCTTGTCTTAAAAAAAGAGGTATATTTACAGCACTATTAACTCCATTTATCTTATGTAAATAATAACTTGTAACAGTTGTAGGTTGGTCTCGTACTTCTCCACCCATTCTATATTCTCCTGAAGCTTGACTTGTAAAATTATTACTTAAATATAATGTATTGCCATCAATTGATGTTATTCTTGTTGGATTTGTAGCTCTATCTGGAAGAGTTGTGTTGTTTTGTCTCCAAAATCCCATATCAACCTCTACATCATTTACATTATTCATAGTTATTGAATTTGTTCCAGTTCCACCACCAGTAGCGTGAGTCTTTTTGTATGTAACTCCTAATCCCAAAGCGTCACCTGAATATTGGGATGGATCTGCTTGAGTATTAACAAAAATTGGTGTAGAAGAAACTAAAGTTGAACCTGATACACCAGTTGCTGTATTAATATGATATGTTCCTGCTTGTGCTGATGTTAATGATGATGATGTTAATAAATTAATAGCAGGATGTAAAAATGTATCTTTAACATCATCTAAAGTCATTGGTTGAATATCATTATCACTTCTTTTATAAGCAGGCCAAAGCCAACCACTATCAGTACTTGCACTACCAGCTACTACAGTTTGTTGTATTTTATCGTAAGTAACTGTAACTGTTGTAGGTTCGTTTGTTGTTGCTTCACTAGGGAAAGAACTCCAGTGTGTATGAAGTGTGCCTGCTTGTTGTCTTGTATCACTTATACTTCCTACATTTCCACCTGAAGGTTGTACACTTAATGAAACGGATGTATCTAAAGAATATTGGTAAACACATTGTTCAACTATAGTGTTAACCATAGCTGAAGTCATCTCTTTCAAATCGCCAGCGTCATAATATAAAGGTGCTCTTATTGCCATTATGTATTCTCCTATGTAGCACTTCCAACTATTGTTTTTTGTAGGACTCCTGCTGAATTGTAAATATTTAATGTTGATGTAGTTGTAAAAATAGTTGAAGTTGCATATGCCAAAGAAACATCTAAAATTACATCACCTGAATTATCAGGAAACTCAATTATTACATCCTGTGTTGGTTCTGCTATACGTAATACAGCTTCAAAATCATTTTCATTATTTCCTTCAAACGCAATATTTCTACCTTTGATAACAGGTAAACCATCAAAGAGTATTAATTGGTCAGGTCTCATTGACCTAAAACCTGCACCAGCGGCATATCCTGTAGCAGGATTCATTTCTATACTACCAGCTCTTATAATACCAGTAACTTCTATACTATCATCAAATTTAATTTCAGTAGAATCTGTACACGAAATTGTATTACCTTCAAATACAATTGTTCCTAATTGCTGAGTAGGACCTGTACTAGTTATATTAGTAGCAGAAACATTTCCAGCTACTGTAATATCTCCACCAACATTTGTTATATTACCAGTAACCGTTAAATCATTTGCAATAGTTACATCATCTGCTAAACCAACTGTTAATGTATCTGGTGTAGAAACAAGTACTGTTGTTTGATTTGCTGTACCTAATGTAGTTAATGTTTGTCCTGAACCAACAGCTTGTATAGTTGAACTTGAGTCTTCAATAAACCATCCAGCAGCGGCTGTTACTACTCCATTAATTTCATTTACAGCACCTATAATACTTGTTGCGCTTAATGAAGCGTCTAGTGTACCTATATCGCCAAAATCAACAGCACATAAAGCATTAAATTCCGTTCTAAATGTTTCTAATGAATCTGTTACTTGTATATTTCTTACAGCCATTATTTTATAACAACCTCTCTTATTAAATCTTTAATTTCTCTTAATTCTTTCTTTAGATTATTTATCTCTCTACAAACATTTCTAATTGTATCTTGTTGGTCTACTCTTTGACTCGTTCTACTCATATACATTTTAAATTCAGACCTGTTAGTATTAACAATAGCATTTGATTGTATATCTCTAACTAAATTATTATAACCTTCAACTTTTAATACTTTACCCATACTATACCGCTAATGCTATTGTTCTCATATCTCTTACAATTGGAGGATATGATGAAATAGACCCTTTCATTACTATTTTAATTTGAAAAGATGTAAATTGATTCAAACCTGCTACTGAATATTTGTATTCTCTAAATGTTGTATCATTTTCAGCAGGTATTATTGCTGTATCTTCCGAACCATCTGTATTAAATGGCGTCCAAGATAAATCTTCAATCTTTCTTTCATCTTCAGGTCCTAATGCTCTATGATAAACTCTTACAACTGAACTTGACCTAATATTTGAAGTTAATCTAACATCTAAAGAAGTTGATGAATTTTCTAATACCACAGGTTTAGTTAAATAAACAGCAGCTGTAGATGAACCAGTTGAAGCAATATCATCAACAAAATCTGGTGTATTACTGACTTTAGGATTATTTAATCTATTTGAAATTACAAAAGCACTCATTCGTTGTGTATCTAAAATCGGTGAAACTTTTGTATTAGAAGTTGTAAGTTTTAAATTTAACCAAAAAGATTTTTGACTTGACATTTCATTTATTTCGTTTATTCCACTCATTACAGCTTTCGGATTATTAAAATGTACATTTTCAGAATTAACAACAGCAATATTATTTGCCTTTGAAGTTAAACTAAATTCTGATTCTGCACCGTGCATTGATTGTCCAGTAGTTGGTCTAACATACCAATTAATACTTGTATTAGGTAACGTCATTGTTTGAACACCTGATAAATTTAATATATCATATTTTCTATTTTGTGTTGCAATCACAGCATTACTTCCAACATCTCCAGTTGTGGTTGCTGTTCCAGCGGTTGTAATATCATAACTATCTAGGGTTATATTTGAAATACTTGCATATGTTCCATTTAAATCATTATGAGCAATACCATTATAAGTACCAGCAGGTATTCCTGCAATGGTCACATTATTTGATGTGCCGTGCATTCCGTGATTTGGATGATAAACTCTAACTACACCTGAAGTATTTATTGTCCGTAATGGATTAAGTTTAAGTGTTCTAGCAGGTAAAGTATCATTTGTCAACATAACATCTCCAGTTACATTTTCAAATTCTGCTCTCTTCAATGTAAATTTAATATCTTCGTTTTGTTCAGTTGTCCAAGTCACACCATTTTGTGATTTAAACATTACACCAGCATATGGTTGTGCTGATATTGTTCTATCTGAACCTATTACAGTTTCTCCCAATCTACCAACATAACAATTATAATCAGTTGAGTTTGCCATTAATACAAAAGCATATTCTGTATTTTCTTGTACATATACAGGACTTGAAAAAGTAAATTTAGTTGCTACCGTTGCGTCATCACTTATATTAATTGAAGGTGGATTTAATGACACTTCACTAAACGGTAATATATTTTGTCCTGGATAACCATTTACGGTATTTCTAACTTGTAAAGTTAAAGGTACATTAGCGTCTTTAGAACTGAAATATAAATCCATAGATGTTAAGAAAACACCTCCAGCGTCATCAATCATAAATGTTTGTGCTAATGGATCGTGATAACCAACTTGCCTACTTGCACCTCGTTGGACATCCGTTCTAGTAACATTTTCTGTTTCGTTAGTTGCTCTAAATTCTATAGCTGCTGTTCTTGTAGCAATAATTGTATTTTGTACAGTTTCTATAATACCTCTAGCAATATATTCAGCGTTAGCAGCTGTATCTGGTGCTTGTGTTAAAACATTTGTAGATGAACTTGTTAATCTAAAAATTCTTTGACCTGTTCGCCATCTTGGATTCGCATTCACTTTTGGATCAGGTATTGCAAAAGCACCTGTTACTGCTCCATTAGCATCCGTGACTAAATTACCTCCTAAAGAACCACCGTCTGGTGTTACGTAAGTAGATATATCATCACTATCAAAGAAAGCATATACTCTTGTATTTGGTCTCATTCTTGTAGCAGTAAATGATACCGTTCTACTTCTAATAAATGGAACAAATGCTACACTTATAATTCTATCACCAATACTGTTTGTTATTGTCTTTGGAACTATTACCTGTCTAATTCCTCCTCTTGTTCTTGTACCAGTGTGAGTAGTTGTTTGGATATCTCTTTGCATTACTCTCCAACCGTGACCACCTCTTTGTTCAAATTGTTCCGTACTATTAGTTGTCTGCTGGCCAGTCCAATTATTTGTCCACTCGTTCCAAACCGTGCCTATTTCTACTTCTTGAAGATTTGGATTACCAGAAACAGCAACTAAAGTATCCCAAGTACCATCATCATTTGTAATTGTTAATTCTGGCGCTCTTTCTGTTTCTTTCCATTCATCATTTGCTGGTGTTAATGCAATTGAACCTATCCAAGTAAATATTCCAAATGGGTTAACATTAATTGATTTACTTGCATAAGGTTGGTTTATTAAAGTTGATTCACTAAATGGTAATGTAATTAAATCTCCAGTTTTTTGATATTGTCCATCCGTTCTATCAGCGTCTTTAATAGATGTACCATCACCATCACTCTCAACAAGTTGAATAGCATCCTCGTGGAATGTTGGTCTCATTTCACCTTTTGCCATATCCATTGAAACTTTATAATCTACATTTCCTGGGTCACCTATTGAGTGTCCTGTGAAATTATCTACAACAAATCCATTTTTAAATCTATCAAATCCATCAGCGTCTTGTATTTGTAATGTTTGAGCAGCAACTTCTAATAAAGACAATTGAGTATAATATTCAACATTTGATATTCTTCTTTCTAAATGTCCAATATCTCTCATTGTATATCTTCGGTTGTCAACAGATTCTATACTAACATCAGCTGTGCTTATTCCATAACTTGGTAAAAATAAAGTGTACATATGCATAGCATTATCTAAAGCACCAGGAATATCTGGTGTTGCTGAACTTGCACCACTTAATACTTGGAATTTTCCACCTGAATCTAAATATATTTTATCAACTCTTTGTAAATAATATTCAAAATCGGATGTAATATCTGTTCCAAATTTTACTACATCAATTGTTGAAGCTCCTACTCCGTCATAAGAACGGTCAACATCACCTGAATTAATTGTTGAAGCGTCATCAACTCTTGGTCTGAAATCTAAAGTATCTCTTAATTCAAATCTTTCACCAGATGTTGCTGATTCGTATGGTGGAATATTTTCATAATCTATCACACCTGAATAAGAGTCTACATCAAAATAATCTCCTGAACCGTGTGAGAAGTAATCAAAATCAATTAACAATCTTCCTGTTAGTGTTAATGCACCTGTTTTTAATTTTAATCTTCCTATATCATAAAAGTTATCTCTTTGACCTGTATCTAAATCAAATCTATTTGAAACATTTGTATCACCAGAAGTTGCGTCTGTAGCAAAATCAGCTGCCATATAAACATTATTAATTTTATAAATGTCTGCCTTACCTAAACCAATTGTTCCACTTTCAATAGTTGCTTGTGTTGTTACCTGTAAAGATATACTTGAATTTAAAGATTTTGTTTTTGAACCTGCAACTGAACGATTAACCGTTCCTAAAATTTTAACTTTATGTCCAGCAAAGTCAGTACCAAAATTTAATGTTAAAGTTTTACCAGTTGGAGAACCTGCTAAAGTAAATATTGTTTGTGCTAAATGGTTATTACCAGTTAAACTTAATACATCTCCTACAGCACCAGTACTACCACCACCAATTGTCATAATAGAAACTGAAAAATCTTTTTCTGCTAAACCAGCAAATGTTTCATTTGTTCCTGCTGTAATTGAAGCGTCACCATTACCTGATAACGTTGCTGTGAAATGTCTTCTTATTGCAAAATTTGTATCTGTTATACCAGAATTTAAAGTTGTCTTCAATGTCTTAATCGTTTCATAAGGCATTTTAAACAATGAAGTATTTTTTTCAGGTGATTGTAATATTCCTCTTTGCCTTGTTGCAACTGTTTTAGTTGCGGCCGCACCTGCATTAGCTGTTAATTGTAAACTTGTATCACTAATAACTGCTTTAATCAAATTTGTTTCTGTAGCACCAGTATCAAGTGTATATGAAATCTCATCACCTATTTTTAATTCGTCTGTAAATCTTGTATTAATTCCTACTACCGTAGTATTAGCATTTGTGACATCTAAAGTACCTGATACAATAGCATTTTCACCTGTGCCGGATGCTCGTGAAGTATTTGCGACATATACTGGAGAACCTGCCATAGCAATCTGTTTTATATTAGATGTATTATATTCAGTTACTCCATACCAACCAACAGCGTTTGCTTGTATTACAGCAGTATTAGTTGATGTGCCTCCAGTAATTGTTTCTCCTTGAGAAAATCCACTTCCTGATACGGAAGAAACAACAACTACTCCGTGTCCTGCTGTTCCACCAGAAGTATAAGCTCCATAACCTGTTCCATTTATAGTAGATGTTCCGTCTGTATCATATAATTCAAAATCGTCAGTACCAGAATTTCTAACAGTATAAACATTACCATTTAAATTTGTCATACCAGCAACTGTACTAATTGTAATTTGTTGACCTTCTTTTAAAGTATGACCTGTTGCAGTAATCACAACTGGATTTGCCTGCGTAGCGCCACTTATAGTTGAGTCTGTTCCGCCTGTAATACTTTGAACAATACCAGTAGAACCAGATGTTCCACCTGTAACCGTTTCACCTGTTGTGAATGCTACATTTGTTGTATTGTTTAAATGAGTAAACATTACAATGTCAAACAAGTAATGTTTCCAAGTACCATTTACATTAAAGATACCAGAAGAAATTGCTTGAGTAGTATTGTGTTCAAAACCTTTTGACTTTGCTCTTCCTATTTGTGGTACATCAGCACCACTTGAAGTTAATGGTGTTCCAGTTACCGCTGTGTCATCTCTAAATAAATCAACTGCTTTAAATGTTTCCACATCACCTGAAACAAATCCAACATCTGGTGTTCCATAAACTTTGGTTACATTTATATAGTTACCTAAATCAAATCTACTTTTAAAGTTTGGTTCTGTATCATAATTTCTTGATTTATCTACATCAACAAAAGTTGTACCTAATTTTTCTATTTCATAACCTTTAACATATGCTTTTCCTGGAGATAAACCTATTGCAAGTTTAGATGAATCACCACCTGCACCTGAAGCGTAAATACCTCTATTATTACCATCTAATAAATGTTCTCTTACATCTAATTCAAAACCTTTAGTAATATAATTTCCTGACTCATCATATGTTCTACGAGCAAAAGTATCTTCTAATACTCCATATTCTGTAGTTCTAACTCTATTTTGTAAAATACCATTTGATAGTCTTAATAATTCTATAAAATTTTTATCATCTGTAGCAGTTAAACTTTTCTTTGCAAGTGTTAATAAAATTTTATATCTATGAGCACCTGGAGCATTTGTATTTGATGTTCCTTGAGCATTATCATTTAAACTTGCGTCTTCATTTGGTGTTACAAATGATTCTGTAACTATTACCCCTACTCTATTGGAAGGTGTATTTGTATATTTGTCAAGAACAATTGTTTGTGTTGAAACTTCAACGTGATATCCATTAATATAAAAAACTCCTTTTTGAACTTCTGCTGCTGAACCTGTATGTGTTGAAGCAACTGTTGCTGTAGCACCAATATTATTAATTAAACAATTTAAAGTTTCTGTATCTGAAAAAACTGTAGTAACATTATCTGTTCCTGTTTTTGAATATTTTACAAATAATGTATCAGGATCAGTACCATCAGCAGCAGACACACCTACAACTCTTGCAACAAGGCCTGTAGTTGCACCTGTTAATTCTACTCCGTTATAATCTGCTAATGTTGAATTTGATTTTGCGGAAAGTTTAATTGAGTAATAATTTAAATCATAACCAATTTCTCCAGGAATTATCATTGCACCTTTTTGAAAAAGATGGTCACTAACCCTTTCAACTTGGTTTTGTAATTGTGTTTGTGATTGTGTTAATTCTCTCGCCTGTACTGCAAACGCAGGTCTAAAAAGAACTCTATGGAACTTTTTATCTTCGCTAAAGTCATCATAATAGGGCGATAAATTAAAATCTGTTGGACTTGGCATTTATCTCTCCTAAAATTCTATAATCAGTTTGATATTCTCGGTTTGGTCAGCTGCTCTTGTAATTGGTGCTCTGTTTTCAACGTAAACTATATCTCCAGAGCCGTGGTCAATTTCTGAACTTGAATATCCATTTGAAAATGTTTGATTGTTAACTGTACCTGTTGTTGTATCAGGTGTAACTGTTGCACTTGAAGATTGTCCAGTTATAATATTTGTTCCACTAAAAGCTGTTTGATTACCGTTACTATCTATCCCCTCATCATTGTGTCTTGTTTGTATAAAATATAAAATTTTATTAGTAGAGTCCCATTCAATTACTGTTCCAACCGCACCAGTTGACGCTTGATTTATTTCTTCATCAACTGTAAATGTTCCTGCTGATACTGAACCAACAGTAGCTGTTGTTGCTCTTAAAGTAGTAGCAGTAGCAGCAACTCCACCTGATTTAGGATCTCTTATTAATGATATTTTTCTAAAATCATTTGCAACTGTAACGTCACCAGAATTTGATGATTCTGTTCCTTCTAAACTTGAATTTAACATAACAAAAAATCCACCTAACTCTTCAACTGCATTAAATCCGTGTCCACCGATTGGTTCTATAATCACATCTATTTCTGAAGTAATTAATGATCCACCACCAGCAGCATTTATATCTGCAATTCTAACATAAGCAAAAGTATATCCAGTACCTGGAGTTGTTACGGTTACTGCTGTTACAGCACCTGAAGCAATTGTTACTGAACAAACCCCACCTGTTCCATCACCTCTTATTGGAATACTTGCGTGTGTGCCATCTGTTCCAGCTGAACCTGGAGTTTTAATTTTAATTACATTAATTGCACCATCAACTGCCGCTGAACTTACTGTTGAATCCGTTGCAGCTGCCATAAAATCTACAGATAAAAATTCTGCTTGCATTGAAGCAGTTAAAGTGTACATATATTTCCACTTATAACCGTCAGCAGTTAATTGAATAGTTGTTGATGTTCCACTAGGTTCTACTGTAGAAGCAGCATTGTCATTATTATCTAAACATTTATAAACATTTCTTGTTGATGATAATACATAAAATGTTGCGTCATATAAAGATGTAGCACCACTATTAGTAGTTGAAGGTGTTGTTGTGCCTGTTGAATATTCGCCAATATCGTGTCTGTAATAATCATAAACTGTGCCAGTTGCCCAATTTCTTCTAGGAACTACAAAGCCAACATTTGTACTTGTAACTTTTTTACACGCCAACATATCATCATAAGTAAAATTTTGTGTATTAACATTATCTGGAGGTGTTACAGGTAATAAATCTGTTCCTTCATTATTTGTTCTATCATCACCTCTTGTAGAGGTAGTAAATTCTTGTGGTCTACCAATTCCTAAATAAAAAGTATTGCCAGAGGCTTCTCCAAAAGCTTCTTGGAATTGTTCACTATTGTGAACTCTAAATTTACTTGTTATAATTGCTGGCATTTATTATTCCTTTTCTTATATTTATACTAGTTTGTACTAGCTTATATACCTTATTACTATTTCTGCACTAGCGGCAGGCGCTACTGTGAAAGTTAAAGTTGTTCCTGAAATTTGATAATCGTCTGTAGGCACTAAACAACTTCCATTAACAAAAACTAAAATATCATCAACAGTACGTCCAGCATTTATTGTAAATGTTAATGTAGAACCGTCACCTGTATTTGATTTATCTGTAGATACAGTACTTCTTCCACCAACAACATTAATCACGTGTCCCATATAATCGTGTACGTGGCATTGATAATATAATCTTTCAGGTGTGTCTTTAGTTACCTCTATTACTATATTTGCACCAGCACTTCCTGGTGTACCTGTAACTGTAACTCCATCTGTATATTGAGTAACTTTATCTGGTTCACGATAAAAATGTAATTGATGACCATTGTTTGTACTATCAGCTTGGTCAAATTTCCATTTACCAGGCGCTAATGATAATGCTGTAGAAGCTATACCATCAACAGTAAAACCATCAGTACTACCAGTTCCAAAATAATAATGGGTATCTGCTTTAACAGCAACTGTAACTAGTATTGTTTTTGTAACTGTATTATCTGGTGAACGATATCCTATATATCCTAAATCATTTATGTTAGCAAAATCGTGATTTAAATTAGTTCCTGCAATTGCAGCTATATTTGGTTCAAATCTTGTAGTTGAAGAATTCCACGCTATTACTTCTCCATTATTAATTCCTGTAGTATTTACATTTGATAATCCTTGAATATTAGAATTTTCTGTTATTAATTCAACCCAACCTGCAGCTGTTGCTATATATGGTTTAAGTGTTGCTTCATCTAAAGCAGGAGTACCTGAATATGTTGTATATGCAGGAAAACTAGCTAAATTTGCGTGATTAAATCTTATAGATGAAGCTGAAGCATTAACTATAAATCCAGCAAACCCTGAAATTGATAATCCATTTACTGTCGTAGCAGTAGAACCTAACGCAACATCTGTTAACCCCAATGTTACACTGTCACTTACTAATTGTGAATTTGTAATTCCAGTTATATTAAATGAATTTGTACCGTCTGTTAAATCTTTATTTGTAAGTGTTTCTGTACCTGCTAATGTAGTAATAGCACCATCTGATAAAGCAGTACTAAATTGTGCTGTAGTACCTGTTATTGTATTATTTGCTAAATCAATTGTTTTGTTTTCTAAAGTAGTAACAGACGTGGCTGTAACAACTGTACCATCAACAGAAATAGTTAAATCATTACCAACTAAATTTGTGCCAATACCAGTACCACCTATTACATTACGTAATCTATCATTGTCAATAATACTACCATCACCTATAGCTCCATAAATTTCATCAAAATTTGCATTGACAATTGTACCGCCAGAACGTAAATTAGAACCTGTTCCGTCATTTGGAGTTGATCCTATATTAATTGATTGTTTTGCCATTTGTTCCTTTAAATTACTTTACTATTTATAAAGATTTTACGGTGTTGTATCATCAAAAGTTGGTAGTGTTTTACTAAAGTCGGTTACAGTATTACTAAATTCATTTGCATTAAATGTAATTATTGATGGTAAAGCAAAATCCATCTTAACTTGTTTTCCTTCTATATCGGAAGTCATTAAGAAAATTCCTTGTCTTCCATCTAAACTAGAATTTGTCGCAAAAACTTTTAAATCTTCTAACGTTTTAAACACTATTCCAGCTCCTGGATTTGTTGTACCAAACATAGTATTTGCCCATTTATCAAGATTGCCCCACCTAGGACCTGCGTATGCCCATCCTCGTTTAACAAGAACACCATCAATAACTGACCTCTTTCTACTTGTATAATCTATTGAAAGACCTGGTCTTGTTAATGTAACATCTCTTTGACCAGCAGCAAAGTGTTCAATTTCATCTTCTGGTAAATATATTGTTCCACCTTCAAAAGCATTTGCTCTTAAAGTTGTTCCATCATCTACTGTTCCTAATCTTCGTGCAAATATTGTAGAGAATAGAGTATTAAGAATTCTGAATATCGGTATTTCAACTGCACCAGATACAGCACCAACAACTCCCAATCCTACTCTAGCACTTAATTGAGATTCTATATTTACTTGACCAGTAAAATAAAATCCTGCTGTGTGCATTGTCTTTTTAAATGCATCCCGCCATACTGAAATTGAACGAGCAACTTTTAATACATAAGAAAAATCTTGATAATATTTACTATCTTGTATTCTCATTGTTGTTTCAGAAATCTTACCATCTTCATTAATAAATTTACCGTCTGTATCTGAAACTGAAACAACATTAATTGTAGCAATACTAGCATCAACTTTTTTAATAGTTGCTGTACCACCTGATTGTGATGTTACCGTATCACCAACAGCAAAAGTACCATTAACAGTTTTAATTCTTACTAATCCTTTATTAACATCAAACGTATCAATTATTCCACTTCCAGAACTAGTACTAGTAATAGTAGTATTTACTGAAAATGATCCTGAAACATCTGTTATAATACAACTATTATAAAATCCTAATTGTGGAGGTGTAGGCGCTAATTCATATTTCTTTCCTAACTCAATTGTTTTTAATTTGACAATTCTACCAATTTCATTACCCCACGCTCTTACAGTTGCTGTTGTGCCTGTATTTGAAGTTACAGTAACATTTGGTAATATAGAATAACCTGAACCATTTTGTACTAAAAATACATCTTCAATTGTTCCTTGACCTGAACCACTTTCTTGCATAATGGCATTACCAAAATATGGGTCAGCTGACATTGTGCCTTCTTCTAACGATATTTTATTACCTGTATCATCTTCATTAATAATACCACCATTAACAATTTTTACAAAACCACTTGCATATAATCCACCTGTATCAATATTACTAAAATTTAAAACATCTCCAACTTGATAATTTACTCCTGGATTATCAATTACAATATCTGTAATTCCACCTGTACCAGTTTCATCAATAGAAAATACAGCACCAGTCCCACCTGCAACAAGTGAAACAGTATCAGCTGTAGTATTTAATGTACCATCATTTTGAATTGCTTTTGTTCCTGGAATTCCTGTTATAGTTGCTTTAATATACCAATCATCTGTATCAGAAGCAGTACCTTGTACTTGTTCTCCAATTAGAAATATGCCTTGAAGTGAATCATTATTTAATATAAATTCGGAAACTGTATCTATGCCAATTTGATACGTTGCAACATTTTCAACAATTGCATAAGCACCACTAGTAGAACCTATAATTGTTCTTCCAATTAATTGTGTTGTATCGCCTATATCTGGAATTACTCTTAAAACTTTTAATGTATCAAATTTACCATCTGATACTCTTAATATAGATTCTCTAGGATAAAATGTTTGTGCCTCTTCATTAAATAATATTCTAAAAAATATTTCGTGTCCTTTATTTGTACCTTTAGAACGATAAAGTGAATTAACATTTTTAATAAGACTTCTTTTATTAACATCATTTGCTAATGTATCTGGTAATGTTGCAAGAAATTCATCTCTAAAATTTGATAAAAAATCATTAATTACATTATCAGGGTCTCTAAAGTTAACTAGGTCGGCAATATTATTTACAGGATTTGGTTTATAACTGTTTATAGTTGCATATGCATTTGAAGTTCCACCTACAACTATTTCACCTTTTATAAATTTATTTTGAGCAGATATGTATAAACGACCACTAGCTAAATCTTCAGTTAAAATTGTTGCTATTGCGTTAGATGTTTGACCTGTTATAATTTCTCCACGAGTAAATTTTCCATATTCAGTACCAGAGTAAATTTCAAAAATAAGTTTATCACCTACATCAAGTGGTGTTCTTGCAGTACCTATAGCACTAGCATCCAAAACTAAATTATTTGCTTGTGCCGTTTCTGTTTCTAATAAAATACCTTCTGTAGATTTAACAGAAGTTACTGATAACTCAGCAGACTCTAATAATTGGTAATAGACTTTAAGAAATTCGGCAAACTTTGGATGTTGACTAACTACGAATTCAGGTAGTTGACTAGAAAGTATTGTTGAAATTTTATCATTAAACTTTGCCATTTGTCATTAGTAACTGGAAGTAGTTGTGTATCCTACACCTGCCTCAGCACTTCCTCCTACAAAACTATCAGCGGTAATTGTTATACTTGAATTCGCAACATCAATTTCTACAATTTGGTCTCTAACAGGAACAACATCATTAGAATTTGGTGTTACTGTTAATTGAACTATAGTTGAAGCTGCTCCTCCTATATTTGTTATACTAGCAATATTTAAAGAATTAATTGTAATTGCACCTGTACCATAATCAATTGTACCTTGCGTTGAATTTAAATAACTTTTTACACCACTAAACATATAATATAATCTTACATTACCTGCGCCATCATCATCAAAAAAGCATTCATTATCATTTCCATCTATTTTAAATCCTGTTGAACTTAATATCCCACCTGTACCTGCTAAATGTCCTTCGTGTGGATTATATAATGCATTTCTAAAATAGATACTATACTTTGATGATGTTAAAATTATTGGTGTTAAATTTTTTCTTATTTTAACAGTTGTTATATTTGATAAAATACTTTCATCTGTTTCATCAATTAAACCTGTAACTTTTGAATATCTGAATATTGCGTCAAACTTTTGTAAAGTAGAAGCATTATATGTTATTAACTTATCAATAACATTTGCCTTTATAGTATCAGCAGTTTTTGCTGTTGCCTTTGCGTCATACTTAACATTTGAATTAACTAATATGGATGTTATTTCTGGATCTTTTATAACTGGTCTTACTGAAGCAACATTATAAGGTTTTAATTGAGTTACAATATCTGCCTTTGTTGTATCTGTTAATGTTGAACCTGATTTTGCTTTAATTGAAATATTTACAACACCATATTGTGGAGTTTCATCATCTTCTCCACCCCAAGCACTTACTGATAATGCATTTGGATAAATTGATTTAACTAAAGTTTCATAATCAGTTGCTGTAACTGCTCTATCTTGAGCACCATATTGTAAAGGTGCATTAAATTTTATTGATTCATTTGTTTCTCCAATTGCACCACCTGAAGAATTTGATTCAGTTATTATAGTTACATTTGTAAATCCACCAACATTTCCTGATAATGCAAATTTTGAAGCACCATTTGAATTTACTGTATTAGTGATAACATATTCTAATATAATAATATTACCATCACTTAATTTTTTACCTGTTACACCATCACCAAAATAAATTTCATACTTATTACTAGAACCTTCTTGTATAAAATATGCTTTTGTATCACTTGCAACATCATTATAACCACCTGCTAAACTATAAACTGCTTGTGTAGTATCTGTATTACTATTCTGAACAGTAACTTTTAAAGTTGAAGTATCTACCATATTACTAGGTATAACAAATTTCTGGTCAGTATCATTTACATCATACGTATATTTAAATGTAACCAACGTTCCTTCATAAAGTGTAACATTTTTAAATTCGTAAATACCATCAACTGGTGTAATTGTTATATCTTCATTAGTCACATATTGATAATCAACAGTATCAACTGTAGTTGTAAAAATTATTCCTTTCTGCATTGTAACAGATGAACCAGTTGCGTCATTTAATTTAATACCAATAGCCGCTCTAGGTGCTCTAGGAGATGTAGGAGTATATCCTAACATCTTTGCTAATGAAACAATATTTTTTCTAATATCAGCACTATCCAAATACATTTCATTAGTTGACATATTAGCAATATATGACAAATAATGTGTGTTGTAGGATAGTACATCCAATAGAATTGATAAACCAGACCCTTCAAAATCATAGTCTTGAAATTGTGTTTGACTTTGTAAAAATGTTTTTAGATTTGCTTTGATTTTATCAAAATCTAATTCTGATACTTCTAGTTTATGTTGTGCCATCTTATCTTAACCTTTGTAAAGTCATTGAAACTGTTTGTGGATGTGGTACACCTATAATATTAAAATATATTTCTATACGTAATCTATTACTGTCTATATCACCAGAAATTATACGATCCTCGCTAAGATATTCAAAATCATCTCCATTTATCATAATACCAGTTAACTGGATTCTAGGTTCATTATTAAGTAAACATTCTTCTATTTTTCTTTTTAAAAACACACTAGTAACTGGATTGTAATTTTCAAAAAGCAATCCTCTTACACCACAACCTAATTCAGGATGGAAAGGTCTTTCATAAAAATTTGTTTGTATCAAGTTTCTTACAGACCTCTTTATTGCTATTGCGTCTTCAATAGTATTAACATCATTGGTAACTGGATGTCTGCCAAAATCTAAATCTATATCTTTAAATTTCCTAGACTGCCTAGTACTAGTGCTTTTAACGTGCTTTATATAATCGTTTGAATATGCTTGAACTCTATCTGCCATAACAGTAATATTTATACGTTATCCTGCACGGACGTTATCAGAACCTTCAATCATTTCTCCAAAATCAAAAGAATCAGTAACTCTTGCAACACTTATACCTTCAGCAAAAACTGTTGATGAACCAACATTAACTTTAGCACCAGAATGGTTGACACAATGGATACCTACAAGCCAAGTATGTGGTAATGCAGGATCATTAAGTCTAGCAACTGGTATACCATTTGCTCTAACTGTAAATTGTGTTGCTTTAACTCCTATTTGTGTTGTACAAGGATGTCCTGTTAATCCTAAATCGTTATCTCTACAAAGTTTTGGCATTTTTACTTTATCTCTACTTTCCCACCTACTAATTCCAACTCTTTAGTTATTTTATCTGCTTCTTCTTGTTCTAGGTCTTCTTTAATTACAGAAGGAGTATCTTCTACAAAATTCTTTGCTTCCAACAACCCCATTTCTTTAAATTGTCTAATTTTTTGAATA